TCGACCTGATCCCGATTGCTTTGCGTGTTCGCGGCCAGGGTCGCCTTTAGAGTGTCATATCGAGACTTCAAAACCCCGATTGGGTCTGCCGACTTCAACATGGCCGCGCCGAGACCATCCATAAATGTTGAGACCGCGACGATCTGGTCTGCCATCCCAGCGATCGCGACCCAGACAATCTTGATCCCCCGGACCAAGGCATCAAACACATCGATCACCGCCGCGACAGACGCCTCGGCCGCATAGGCCCAGCCGCCGATTTTGATCTGCATGTCCTTGGCCGCGTCAGCCACAGCTTGCTTCGTTTTGCCGGCCGAGGTGTCCACGCCCAGGAATGCCTTCGCCGCGACGTCCAGTGCCGGCACCAGGCCCGCCGCGAGACTGTTCCGGGTCTCGTCCAGGCTCATTTTGAGTCGGGCGATGTCTTGCTCATATTGTTTTGCGGCCGCCGCCTGGGCGGTCGTGGTGACGGCCACAAGGTCGCCGTTCTCGGCAATGTCGTGCAGCAACGGCCCCAATTCAGCGCCACCGCGACCCAGCAGGTCCATTTCGACTTTGGTCTTGGCCGCGCTATCCCTGAACGCATCTAGATGCTGGGCGACCAGGACCATCATCTGGCCTGGATCATTCATGTTGGCCGCCAGCGTTTTGCTGCTGATGCCCAGGGCATCGAACGCCGACTGGCTCTTGGTCACCCCATTCTGGGCATCGACCATCGAGCGCCCGAGTTTCTCGACCGATGCGCCGATCTGGTCCAGCCCGGTACCACTCAATTTTCCGATCTGGCCCAGGGCAGAGAGCGATTCGACTGAGGCATTCGTCTTCTCGGACAACTCCGCGAGACGAGCCTGGGCTTCGATGGCGTCTACGGTCATGGCCTTGATGGCTTCTCCCACACCATCGATGGCCAACCCGACGCCGGCGAACTTGAAGGCCTTGTTGACCATCTCGGCGATTTCATTGGCTTTGTTGCCGAATTCGCCCAGGCGCGCGTTCGCCTCGTCCATCGCCGATTTGAACTCGGCAATATTCCCCTGAAGGGAAATGACGAGCGAGCCTAATTGGCCGTCAGACATGAGGGGTCCACTCCAAAAACACCCGCCAGAATTAAGGCGGATTGGGTGTCAGGGTCATCGTCCAGGATCACCTCTCGGCGTCCCGGGTCAGGTTCGGTAAACAACATGAAATCGGCTGGGCTGGCGGCCTTGCCATCGAGGCCGCCATGGACGTTCTGAACCGTGGCGGCAATGACGCCGGATCGAATGTCAGCCCGGATGTCGCCGAAGGGTTCGGACTTATAAAACTCCAGCCATTCGGACAACTCCTCGCTGCTGATCGTGTCCAGCAGTTCGGCGACGGTCCGACCCAGGGCTAGAGCGAGTCGGAAGTAGAACCGGCGTTCGGGGTGCCACTTGAGCCGTTTCCCAGTTCATCCGCCGAGGCCGGGGTCAGGCGACTCAGCTTCTGTGCCACCAGGAACACCTCATCCAGCGCGCCCGAGAACTTGTCTTGCAGCGCGTCCATTTCGGCGTCGGAAAACATCCTGGTGCCGTCCTCGTTGACCAGGGCGATGCTCAATAACCGTGCCTGGATGGCGTCGACGTTTGGTTTTCCCTTGCCGGTATTGATCGAACCGATAAAGGCATCACGCTCTTTGCCGGTCATGCCACGCACGCGGACCGTACCGCCCCACTCAGGAACATCAACGTCCTGGGTGGGCAGATCGTTGGCGGCGAGAATTTGTGATTTGCTGAGCAGCATGTGAATTTCCTCTCTGGAACGAAAGGGCCGCCAGAAGGCGGCTTAGGGTTAGACGATGGTGATCGGGCCGCTGTTGACCAGGGTCACGGCATTGGTCACGGTTTTGTCGACCGAACCCGCCCAGGTGATCTTCTGGACAAAGGCGTTCCAGGTGATCGTGTGGGTGTTCGGCAGGGTCAGCTTGAAGGCCTTCGACGCGCCCGATACGCGGGCTGCCTGAAGTGCCAGTTGGCCAGCGTCGGCGTTGTCCTCGTCGACGTTGAAGGTGAACTGGCCGTTGTCGACCAAGCCGAGCATTTTTTCCTTGGCGGTGGAATATAGGTTGGTGATGTCGATCACGCTGGCCGCGCCGTCGAAACCGCTGAAGTCCTTGCAGTTGCCGATGGTGGTCCAGGTGGTCGGTGTGGCCGTACCACCGGAGATATAGGTCAGACCCACTGAGTTGTAACCGATTGCGAACGTATTCGCGGTCACGTTGCTGACGACCCAGGTCGTATTAATGCCAGCCGACATCGTGCCGGTGACGGCCGCGATGACGACCACGTCGCCGTTGTTCAGGCCATGCGCAGTACTGGTGACAATAGTCGGGTAGCCAGGAGCAGCGCCTGTGATGGTTTTAGCCGAGCCGGTCGTGGTTCCGATCTGGAGCAGCGAACCCTGTGCGGAAAATGCAGTAGATGTCATTCTTGAATCCTTTCAGACATAAAAAAAGCCGCACAGAGCGGCTATAGGCGTAAAAAAACCGCACGAAGGCGGCTCGTTTGAGTCAGTTGGTTAATCAATACCAGATTGAATAATCTATCTGGACCCGGTAAAGCTTGACGACATCCTCATAGAGGTCTTGTCGCATTTGTGGAATCTGGACAATTCCGCTGGTCAGCATGGCCGCATCAACGGCCGCTTCAAGGCTTTTCACGCCGGCGTAGGTGCTGGCATAGCAATCAATCTGTAGCCGGGTGTTCTGAACCGAGATGCCTGTCAGGGTCATTTCAGGCACGTTGCTGATATTCTGATAGGTCAGGTAGGGTGCGGCCTGCCCATCCGGTGCAATCAACGGGAAAACTGCGCCACTCGTCACGGGTGAAAGCGCTGTGAAAATCTGTTGTTCGATGGTCATTTTGCGAGCTTGGCCACTTCAACCGGGATCCGGTCGGCGATGTAGGTCTTCAGGGTGTCGACCGCCTCGCGCGCCTTGGCATCGAAGGCCGGTCGCATGAACGGATTCGCCGCCATCTTACAAGTGCCAAACTCGACAAAGCGCCAGTAGTAGGAATCCTTGTCCACATCACGACGCTTGCCCGACAGCCGTGACTTCTTGCCGGACCGAACGAATACCGAATAATTGGCCACGTAGTTTGTGCTGGATCGCTCCCGCTTGAGCATGATGTCCTTGGCCATTTCGCCGGACTCTTTCGGCGCCAGTCGCCGGGCCTCGTTCCGGATCACCGCCGCCGCCGACGAGACACCGCCCCGGAGGACGTTGCGTGCGATGTTTTCCGGAAACTCCTTTAATGCCGCGTTCAGTTTGTCCAGGCCTTCGATTTTCAGCGTCACCGACATAGTATTACCCCCGGTTCAGACCTTCGGAGGCCGTCAAGATTATCATCGCGTTCCGTTCCTCCCAATTGGTCGACCCCGTGATATTGAATATCCGGGTACCGTACAAAAGCCGAAGCGCCGCGGCTTTCATCGCCGTCGCAAAAACTGCGTTGTACCGGACGGTGATCTGGTGCGTTGTATCGCTTTGCACCGCTTGAGCCGCCAGCAATTCACGACTCGACAATGGCTCGATCAACGCCCAGACCGTGGCCACCGTGGTCCAGATCATGGACTGCTGGCCGTAACTGTCCTGGGCACTAGACCGCTGCTGGATCTGCACGCGATGACGGAGAAGGCCGGCATTCAGCATCAGAGCCAAGCCACGCGATAGGGATCGAGCAGCCCGTCGACAAACGGCAGCGGCTCGATCTTGCCGCGAGGCATCACCACCACCTCGGATCGGTTATCGTAAATGCTGGTGACGCGCATCTTGATCCAACCCTTGATCCCTTCCGGAACGTACGTGGCATCCGGACCGTACCCGGCATCGAAGGTCACCGAGACGGCGCCGATCTGCAGCAACGTGATGGGCCAGATTTTGCCGAACACCGGCGTAATCCGCGTCGGCTCACTGGCCAGGTCCGCCACATAATCGGTCGCCGGCATCGTCTGCAGGATGCCGCTCATGTCCAGGTACTGAATGCTGACGATCTGGGATACCGGCGATTTCGGCAACAGAATGGCGTGCTCCGGGATCGAGAATGACCTGCCCATGGGCACGCCCATTAGGCTCGGGCCCGGGAAGGCATCCAGCACCAGTTTCCAGCGGGTGGTAATGAAACTACGGCCGGTCAGCATTTCCGCATACTCGCGGGCATTCATGATCAACGACATGACAATGGCATCGTCGTCCGTGATGTCGATCTTCGAGTTG